GCCAGTTGAGAAGGCCGTCTCCATCAAGGGAAAGAAATCTGGAGCTCGCGTTGATCATCCTCACACTCTTTGGTAATTCCCATTCCTACGGGCGTTAAAGCGACCCTTGGTCCACGCACCCTCACGGTGGCGCTTTGTAGCCTGCTGCAGGCTGTCGAACGTGCCCGCCCTGCCCTGCTTCGCCATCGCCAGATCATGCAACTCATTGGCCTTCTCTGTCGATCCTGTGAGGAACGGACAGACCCGGGCACCCAGCTCATATCCGAATGCTTCAGCCATGCCGTCCGTCCACTTGGTCAGATCGTAACCATAGGAGCTGTCGTTCGACACATAGCGCATGTAAATCGGCGTGGAGTTGGCCCAGATGTAGCCACCCTCCATGAGGTAGGAGCCATTTCCCTCCTGCTCGTCCAGAGGGTAATCAAGAAACTCATCGAGAGAGATCATCTGCTTCCGCACGAAGTCGGTCGGTATCTGGTGAGCGTAGTCGAATGCGAAGGCTGGATCGACTGTATCGTCCAGCGTGATCTTCACAGTGCGCATTGCGGTGCGCCAGAACTGCTGCTCCATCATCCAGATCAGCACGTCGTCATAGAAATCGTCACACCGCCTGCGGCTCTCCACATTATCGGTGATCAGGGAGAGGGGCGTCTGCTCGCAATTTCTGATTGCCCTGTTGTACAGGTTCAGTTTTGTAGTACCCATCTCCCCGTCTCCTTATGCTGCTGCGCTGAGAATACCGTCCAAGAAACCATTGGCGATTTCTTTGGATGTCAGCCCAGCCATAACGCTGTCTCCAGCAGAGTTTTTGATGCGCCAGCCATCCGGGCGCTCTTCGATCTTGTACGTGGCACGAAGCCGCGCGATCTCGTCAGTGTCCTTCGAGATTGCATCCCACTTGATGTGTGAGAGCAAAACGGTGCGAACAAACCCCTTGCCGGTCTCCAGTACGCGGAGTGAGCATTCCCAACCCTGCAGACGATTGACGACAGTGATGCGAGCCATGGCAGTGATCACTGTAGCCTTGTGGCACCAGAACTCAGGACGCTGCACATCCTCCAGAGTATCGCCGGTCTCAACGAAGGCTATGTATTCGCTGATCTTGAACTCAGACAGATGGAAATTCTGAGGCTTCATGGTTGACTTCTGCTTTGGCTCAGCAATCGCATTGACGGCAGCCACTGCCGGTGTGTGAGCCTCGGTCTGGCCGGGGAACCTGTCTGGACCCGGCACCTTGTTTGAGATTTTCTTTGCGGCCTTGGCCATGTGTCTTCTCCTTGTGAAAATGGGGCACAACATGATTGCTGCGCCCCATCTCTATACACCAGAATTACCCGGTGGTTAAGCTACTGCTGCGAACCCGGTCGTTGCCGTAGTGTCAACGGCAGTAACCCCGTGCAGCGAGGTCTTGGGCGTCGCTGTGTCAACGACGATCACAAGATCGCCGACGCGCATACCCAAAGCCTCACCATCGTCAAAATAGCCTGAAGCATTCACGTCACTGTCAACGTCGACAGATTTGTAAGACCATACTGCAGGACCATCGCCAATCCGCTGCGAAATGAGTGCAGGCGGGTTGGAAGTTGCATAATTGTCAGCCATTTTTCAGACCCTCCGTTAAGACGCTACGATTTCAGAACCATCGTGCGTCATCTGCACAATGCCAGTGTTCTGAAGGAGCACAGCTGCGTGGAACAATGAACAACGCGACCAGCTGTACTGCTGCTCATCGTTGTACCCGATAGGTGCATCCATGCCCTTCACATCAGCAGCGTGGCCAATGGAGTTTTTGTGGTACATGAAGCAGAGCTCGGTTGCGGTGCCCAGACCTGAAATCTGGTTGGACACGATCCACTTGACGCCGAGCCATTCCCACCAACCCTGACCCGAGTTCTCGCGGGCCTTCGGTGACATCGCATCCCAACCCGGGAAGTTGATGGCAGGCTTGATCGTCACGAAATCAGCAGACGACCACTGCGGGATGGACATCATGTACATGAGGAACGCAGGGGAGATCACTGCGAACACATTGCCATCCCAAGGGACGCCGTTGTTCATCAGGTAGGTGATCGCCTTGCTGATCATGTTCAGAGATGCCGGTGCGGCTGCACCAGTGGTGATGGTTCCAGCTTCGAGCTGAGTGAGAATGACCTGATCACAATCGCGGTTGATGACCGACATTGTATTGATCTGCATGATCTCAGTCTGGTTACCCTGTGACTGGAAGATGTTGAAGCCGGTCATGCGGCGCAGGTCATGCTTTTCGACCAGCGTGCAGGTGACCTGCGTGTTGTTGTTGTCACCGGCAGGGATCAGGCCATTCGTGCCGCGAGTCACTGCGGTGCCTGAGCTGTCAACGACAAGGAATACTGCCTGATTACCTTTGATCTGGCTTTCAGGGGTGACGGAATCTTTGAGAAGGCTCTGGCGTTGGCCAAACCCTAAAATCATCTCATTGCGATAGGCAACAATTGGCGCAGCTCCAGGCATAGCTAGAACTCCTTCTAAATGGGTTAAACGTTGGACGCTTGTCCTTCGGGTAACATTCAGAGGAGGTTATCAGGGTGTCCCGTGGGAGCTGACGTAGGCCTCATCGTGTGCGGCGGACTAGAGCAATTATGTTCTAATACGGAGCGCAAAGAGCGGGTAGCCGTTCTCAAGACATAACAGATGCAACAATCCTGACGCAATAGAATTAATTCGCACCAATGCCAAGACGCTCACGGACTTCATTTATAGCAGTCTCGATACACTTTGCAGTTGCCACTTCCATATAAACGGCATGAGCCTGCTCCTCGGTGTCGTGAAGACCGAGATAAAAGGTTCGTCCATCGACAGAAATCCTCGCCCTCCAATCCTGAAAGTCATCGCGAAACGTTGCGCCGGGCAGATTTCCAGAACGGTGAACAGGTTCATTCTGATGGTTCTCGCGATTAGTCGCTTCTCTCAGGTTAATGAAACGGTTTTCATCTTTAATTCCGTTGATGTGGTCAATCTGATCTGACGGCCATGACCCAGTCTCAAACAGCCAAACGAGGCGATGCTCCTTATAGGATACGAATTTTAGCTTGATCCGCCTGTACCCGCTGTTATGCAAGCACCCAGCCCTATCTCCGATTTTCGTGCAGTTGGCTGGTCTTGCTGCCCAATAGAACCGCCCCTCAACAGGATCATATCTCAGCCAAGCAGTGAAATGCTCAAGTGGTAATTCGTTCTTCATCGTCTTCTCCTCGGTTGACCTGCAATCCTACAGCAAACCGCAGTCATGAAAAAGCCCCCGAACCAGAAGGAACGAGGGCTAAGTTTAGGGATGGGGTGTAAACCCAACAGTTGTAGGGGGTTGCAGGGATTAGCCTGCGAAATTCATACCCGTTCCTTTCCTGCTGATAGTCAACTTACCAAGCCTCTTTTGAGGCCAACATCAATATCCAACACCATTTAAGACAGAGTGTCAAATCGTTGTGTTGTGTCCCGGAGGTCCGATGCGATGGTAACCGGGGCCGCCGAGCGACACTCGCAGCTGATTCAGCTCCAGCCGATCCACCTCGCTCAGGAAGCCCTGCTTGCGGTACAGGTTGTTGAGAACCCGCTCACGCACCTTGCCGTATCGTTCGTTGATCAGTCGGACACCAATCGTCCGCGCGTAGTTCTGATACGCCAGAGGTGTGCGTCCAAATCTTGCCTTACCGGGTGTCATTGCTTCGGTCCTTACAAAAAGCCCCGGGAAGCAGAACTGCCCGGGGCTTCATTACAACATATCGTGTGACGACAGTTTAGTGTTTTCCGCCGTCGCCCTCTCCGTCAGATTCGCCGGGCCCGTCACCACCGGCACCGTTGAGCGGGCAGATCAGCTTGGAACCTTCTTCGTTGCAATCAACGCTTTCCCAGTCAGTAACGTTGATGTTGTACGAGACGCCATCCTTCACCTGACCGGCTGAGGCTGTTGGGATGACCGAAATGCAGGCCATGAAGAACACCGCCAGAGCGGCTGTGAAAATACGCATAGTCTCTCTCCTTTTCGAATGCTCCTGATTGAGCAAACAAACCGTACCACAAGAGATCGGCAA